CCGCTTACCCGGTGATACGGGTGATCAATACCTTGTACCGCTGAACATGGTTCCTGCCGATCAGGCAGGGCAGAACCAGAATGAAGATGATTCATCTCTGCGAGTGGTACAGGCGGCAGCGAGTCGGCTGGTCAATTATGAGACAACTCGAATAGGTAAGGGTCAAGACATTTATGGCAACGGTCAATTAGCTGAAAGAATGCAGCAATGGGTCGGGGCAAGTGATGAGGTATGCGACAAGTATATTCGAGTGTCTGGTCAGTTGAATGGCTTAGCACATGATTTTGATATCAGTGATGACCAATTACAGGAAAGCAAAATCAAGTTGCTGGTCAAACTGGTGAATGATGAAGAGGTTGAAGAGAATGAAACTATCATCGAAACCGCACTTTCATAACGGTCGGGTCGATCCAGGTAAGCGGGAATGGTTCTCGCTGAAGAAGGATACACAGGAAATCCTGATCTATGATGAGATCGGTCGAGGTTTCTTTGGTGGGGGTGTCTCGGCAGAGGATTTTGTCGAGGAAGTACAGGGCTTGAGTCTTTCATCCGGTGATACCTTGCGGGTTCGGTTGAATTCGCCTGGTGGGGATCTTTGGGATGGGAACACGATATATAACTATCTCAGATCCCAGCCTTTCCACGTCAATATGCACATCGATGGTGTTGCTGCCTCTGCAGCGTCAATTGTCGCCATGGCTGGTGATACGATATCGATGCCTGAGAATAGTTTCCTGATGATTCATAACCCCTGGATGTTTGCGGCAGGGGATGCCAACACTTTCAGAAAAGTAGCCGATGACTTGGATCGAGTACGTGAAGGTGCTGTTAATACTTACGCAAGCCGAACCAATCTTCCCAGGGATGAGTTGGTCCAGATGCTGGATGAAGAAACCTGGATCGGTGCAAATCAGGCTGTTGAGATGGGATTTGCCGATGAAGTGACAGATGCTGTGCAAGTCGCAGCAATGTTGAAATTTGACTATGAGTCGTATGGTTTCCATACCCCTCAAGCCTTGACCGAACAAGAGCGCAAAGAGCAAGAAAGCTTGAAGCAGATGCGTGTCGATTGGTCAATTATGAATTCCGCTGCCCGACGGTAGCAGATAGTAATCAAGCCGAGTCCTTGATTATGCAAATCGTTGCCCGAAAGGGCTTTATTTATTAGGAGTCGAAATGAAAAGTGTAGCTGAAATGCAGAATGAGAGGACTCAGATCATGGCGGAAGCCGAAGAGATCCTTGAGACTGCCGAAGAAAATGGGCGTTCGCCTGGTGATGAAGAGAAGGAACGTTTTAATCTCTGCCTTGCCAAAGTCGAACAACTGGACGCAGATATTGCGTTGAAACTGGAACTGGAAGCAAAGCAGAAAGCCTCGATTAAGATCGACCCTGCTCACAAGCCAGCGCCTGCTGAACCTATGATGGCTAAGCCGAAGGCTGAATCTGTCTCTATCCCTCGTTCTTATGGAAAGATGGTAGCGTTCCCGAAGACGCCTGAAGGCGAGATGCGGGCATTCAAGGCCGGTCAGTTCATCATGGCTACTCTTTATGGGAGTACAAAGGCTGCTGATTGGTGCCGTCAGAATGGTATGAATATTCGTTCTGCCCTGGCCGGTGGTATCAATACTGCTGGTGGCGTGCTTGTACCTGAAGAGCTGGAACGTGCCATTATTGATCTACGTGAACAGTATGGCGTTTTTCGTCGTCTGGTTCGTGTACGTCCAATGGGTTCGGACACCACAAACATCCCGCGTCGGACAGGCGGCCTGACTGCTTACTATACTGGTGAGAATACTGCCGGTACTGAGTCAGACGCTTCATGGGATAATGTTCAGCTGGTTGCGAAGAAACTGATGGTGCTTACTCGCATGTCGAGTGAAGTCAGCGAAGATGCTATTATTGATCTTGCTGATGCCATGGCCTCTGAAATCGCGTATGCCTTTGCACTGAAGGAAGACACGGTGGGTTTCACAGGCACAGGTATTTCAACTGATGGCGGTATTACCGGTGTTAACGTAAAGGCGATTGACGGCAATCATAGTAAGGCAGTAGTAGAAGCTGTTGCTACGCATGACAAACTGGAAGAAATCACTGATGCCGATCTGATTAACCTGATGTCTGTCATTCCGATGTACGCACGTGCAGGGTCAAGTTGGATATGCAGCCCGACTGCATTGGATGTTGTATTCAATGCCATTAAGGTTGCTGGTGGTGGTAATACACGGGATATGCTGGGTGATCTTGATACTCCGCGTTTCCTTGGTTATCCAATCGTGGTTACGGATATCTATCCTGATAATGTCGCAACGGTGTATAACAATCTGCCCATGATTGGTTTCGGTAATCTGGGCATGGCTTGTTCGTTGGGTGATCGTCGTGGTATTCGTGTTGCACTTTCCAGCGAACAGTATTGGGAAGAGGATCAAATCGGGGTCAAAGGAACTATGCGTCATGACATCAATGTTCATGATTTGGGTTCTACGACCGTGAAATCTCCTTTCGCTGTTCTTATTGGTAATACTTAAGTTAAAGGAGAAATTTATGTTCCCGATCCAAAATACGGCAACTAAGCTTATTGTTGCCAATACTTCCACCGCAACCAATGCGACTACTTCAGGTCTTGTCGATGTTCTCGGCTTTGATTCTGTCGGTGTTGATGTGATGCTTGATTCACAGGCGGCAACATCGTCTAATCCAGCTCAGTTGACGCTTCAGGAATGCGATACATCGGATGGCACTTATGCCAACATTACTGGGTTAGTAGGTGATGCAACTGATGGTTTCACTATCCCTATTGCTGATAGCGAAGCTGCTCAGATAATCCGGCTTAATGTGGATTGTCGTGCTCGCAAACGGTATCTGAAAGTGCTGATTCAGCCTGCAGGTACTACGCAAATTGTCGGAGCCACTGCTGTTTGTGGTAAAGCCGGTGATAGCACTGTAGCGCGGGCGATGATGGCTACTGTTGTAGACGTATGACAAAAGCTCCTTCAGAGCTAAAGCTGGACTTAGGGTCCGGGGGTCTTGAGATCCCCGGATTCCTTCCGGTGGACCGTCTTGGTGGGCAGGAGGTTTATCCACTTGACTATCCAGACAATTCAATTAACGAGATACGCGCCAGTCATGTACTGGAGCATTTTCCCCATACAGAAGTCGTAAATGTAATTCGCCACTGGGTTAGCAAGTTGGAACCTGGTGGTCGATTACGGGTGGCTGTTCCTGATTTGGAATATATCGCCCGTGAATATTTAAGTGGTAAAGCAATCAATGTTCAAGGCTATCTAATGGGTGGTCAGACAGATGAAAATGATTATCACAAATGCGCTTTTGATACTGAGGTCTTAGAAGAAATATTTCTAGCGGCAGGGCTTGAGCGCATACACCGATGGGAATCAGAGTTACAGGATTGTGCCTCACTGCCTGTCTCGCTGAATCTGGGCGGGTATAAGCCATCGGGTGATGCTACAAGGTGCGAAGGGTTAACTGCTGTACTATCGGCGCCTCGGTTCGGGCCTGTTGCGCATTTCCGTTGTGCCATGAATGCGTTTAGTCGGGCCGGTGTTGCTTATCAAATTGCTGGTGGTGCGTATTGGCATCAGATAGCCAGTGAGATACTGGAAGATCAGATTTCTGTTGATACAGTTAGATATGTTATGACGTGTGATTACGACACGTTATTTGATTATCAGGATGTACTTGAGCTTTACAGGTTAATGGAAGCCGTACCTGAAGTGGATGCCATTTGTCCGTTACAGAGTAAGCGTGGATGTGATTCAGCGTTGTTTGGAATGCGTGATGATTCAGGACAGCATATAACATCGATGCCAGATTATAATTTAGCGCGTCATTTAATACCGATCACAACGGGCCATTTCGGTTTAACCATATTTCGGGCAGATAGTTTACGCAGTCACAAACGGCCATGGATGGAAAGCATTCCTAACGGAGATGGCCGCTATGCCGATGGCAAGATAGATGCTGATATCGAATTCTGGCTGCGGTGGCGTAAGGCTGGATATAGCTTACATCTAGCACCGAAAGTTATTGTCGGTCATCTGCAGGAATTAATTGCATGGCCCGGTAAAGACTTAAAGCCGAAGTATCAAACATTAATGGATTACGATGTATCTGGTAAACCTAGCGAGGTAAACAGATGAATAAATCAACAAGCAAGCGGGCGACTTTGAGTCAGCGTGCAGGGAATTTAAATCAGAAGTTTTATCGGCTGAAGCGGCGATATGGTTATTACGCAATTGGTGCGGTGATTCAACCTCAACCGAATGTTGCAGATATGCTTATGAAGCAAGATATTGTTGAGTTGGTTGAACCTCCTGCTGAAATCGAATCGCCGAAAGAAGACGTGAAGGAACCAGTTAAGCGGCCACGTGGTCGTCCAAAGAAGAATCCTGAAAAATGACAATTTCAGTTGAGACAGCAGCAGATGACTATCTCTTGACGACATTATCGAATGTCAAAACGCTGTTGAATATCGATGAACCAGCATCGGATGCCTTATTAAACATCCTGATATTAAGGGCAAGTTATGCCTGCAATCAATATTGTCGGCGGGTGTTTGCTCAGGAACAGGTATTGGAAACGATTCCAGGGACTGGGACTGCACGATTAATGCTTGAGCGAACACCCTTGGTATCGATTGACCAGGTGGATTATGAAGGCGATACGATTGATTCGTCTGAGTATGAAATCGAACGGCACGGCACAGGTACTGTCTTGCGCGAGAACAAATGGACGTTGAATACGTTAGGTGATGGCATAGGGAAGCCCGATTGGGAGATTACGTATACAGCGGGGTATGTCTTGCCAAACCATTCTGGCACAAGAGACTTGCCCTATGATGTAGAACAAGGGGCTATTGAGGTTATCAAGGCTTGGTATTACGCGAGATGCCGTGACGGCACATTGAGGACTGAAGAAGTTGTTGATGTCTGGCAAGGTACTTATTCCGGTCAAGCCATACCGATGTCTGCCAAACAGTTATTGAACCCCTGGAGAGTCCTTGGGGCATGAACGATTGGGCGTTTGTCGCACAGACAGGGCAATGCCTTGGTAACAGAATCGGGGCGCCTGCAACGTTAAGACGTACAGTGAAGGGTGCCTATGATCCTGTACTAGGGACACAAGCTGCCAACACGGTGTCGGATTATTCTGTCACGATTAAGGATATCAAACTGCAGAAGACAGACTTTAACCCTAGCTTGATTGAGTCAGGCGATAGGGTATTGGGTGTTCCAGCCCAAGGCTTGATGATCACGCCGGATATTGAAACGGATACAATCATTATTGATAGTGAGGTCTGGTTCGTTAAAGGAATAAAGACTAAGCGGATCGGCCCAACAATCATTTCATATGTGTTTCATGTAAAGCAATGAGCTTTGAAGAAGACGTACACAGATGGACCACCAAAGTCATAGATCAAGAAGCTGATTTTATCAAAGTTGTATCTAACGACTTGTTCAGGGTAATTGTTGATTTAACGCCAGCAGATACAGGCAGGACAAAGGGCAGTTGGCGTGCACGGCGGAACAGACCCGCCAGGGGTAAAGTAAAAAGAAAGGATAAGACAGGACGGGCAACTATTGCTTCCGCAAAGCGGGTCATTGCAAAAGTGAAAGAAGGCGATTCTGTTTACATCACCAATAATTGGTTTGTCGCTTCAATCATAAATACCAATCCCCATGGCCGGATGCCGGAGAGGATGGTGGACAAGACATTTAGTCGCGCACCAGCTATTGCGGAGCGGGCTATCAGGAAAGTTAGACGAGGTGAAATTTGAGCACCAAAAGACGCGCTAGTTTGGTAGAAAGGTATACAGATCCATTATTCCCTTATCCTATATGGATAGATGTTGCCCATCATGAGGTTCATGAAGGAGATACTTTCTCGGTGATAGCCTCAGATGCAGTAGCGGCTTCAACAGATACGGTT